GATGGGTAACATTTTACTATGATATGTTGTGGAAAAAGTTTATGATTTGAAGGTACACCCCGACAGAGAAACGGCTTTGAAATATTTTAATCGGCATTGCAAGAGTTATTTTTCGATGAATACAGAATTTAAGGCTAATAAGTTACCTGCATCGTATGGTTATCCTTTAAGGAAGTATTGGGGCATTTCAGCTCCGGCTTTTAAGAAGGAGTTCGGGATCAGTGTTGACGAAGCATTGAAAATATCGAAAGGAGAAACAAAATGTTAATTGAGATAAATCCTGATACATATATCAATCCAGAATGTATCGAAGCTATTCAAAAGCAAATCACTAATGTTGGAACTTACGAAGGAAACAGTAGAAAAATAGTTGATATAGTAATCTATACTCGTGGCGGTGGGAAGTTTTACTATGACGGAACATTGGAAGAGTGCATCGAGAAACTTAATAAAGGAGAATCATAATGGGTTACGAATCAAAGCTTTATGTCGTACAAAAGTATGACACAAAAGACACGGAAAGCGGAAAACGATATTATGCAGATATAATAGCGACATTCAAATTAAGCAAGATAGGGGGCTATGATTTATTTAAGAGTTATCCGGCAACAGATTGTTTCATCTATGCCGATGATGGAAATACACATATTACATGGGATGATTATGGTGATCCTCTGAGAGAAATACCGATTCCTGATGCCATTAAAATCATTGAGGGAGAAATGAAGAAGGAATTGGAATCCGGGGTTACCCCATACATTAGGTGGCAACCTTGCCTATCTCTTCTCAAAAGCTTCAATCTTGCCGAATGGAAAAATTTAGTTGTACTCCATTATGGATATTAGTGAAGGAGAAGAAACCCGATGAATTTCAATGATGGTGTTGATTACAATGAGTTATTAAAGAGCTTTGGGACTATGGTATGTGAAAGTACAGGTATTCACGATTTTGTACCTTATAAGCCGGGAACGATGATCTGCTCACGCTGCGGAATCTTCGCAAAGGTCGGAGCTACATATATGCGGACACACAATCCTGATGATCTTATAGTGGAAGGAAAGAAAAATAAGGAGGCAGGAAATGAAAATATACAAAAATCTGTGGGCAGGATATGACTGTTATTTCGTAAAAACAAATTCCGATAAGATGTATGCCTATGGCTTTAATGTTCACAATGCACACGGGAAGTGGGAAGTTTCCAAAGGAAAACGCTATATTTCGAGCTTAAGGGACATGGAACACTATCCCATTGTTGGAAATATAGACCTCAATAAAATCCTTATAGAGTCGGTATTAGAGAAAGTGGAAGGAGAAAAAAGATGATTGATTACGGCAAAGATTTACTACGGAAGGCATTTGATAACGGATTCGTTACCGGGGCATTGGCATTAGCGTCAAAGTTCGAACTTGAGGAAGTGGATGTTGCTACCTTCCTTAATGGAGAACATCATATCGATTTCAATTCGATAGATGAACCGAAGAGAACATGGTATATCAGGATGCTGACAAGTCATGGTCTCCAAGACGATGATCCGCCTATGGAATACTTCGAGAACGGGGGAAAGTGAGAGGTGATATTATGGATGATTTTATGTCTATACCGGCAGATAAGATGACACTTGAACAGGCAAGAAATGCGGTCAAAGTTTTAAGAGAACGCTATTTAGAGGTTGTAAATGTCAACTTTGATAAAGAGGCTGAAATAATGGATTTTCAGACAAAGCTTAAGAATATCAAATCACTTGAGATTAGACCCGATATGTCTTGTAAATATAAATTGCCTTGCGGTAGATGTGAATTGATGAGCAAAGATAATAATTACGGGTTCTGTAATATTGAATAGGAGAGGCGGACAATGAGTGATGATATGAAAAGACTAATAGTTGTTTTACAGAGCAAAGGTCAAGTAATTACCACAGAAGATGTGGAATATATTGCAGGTGTTATATCCGAGAATGAGTGGTTAGGGTTTGACGGGGAGAAAGAGAATGACCAACTTTGAGAAGTTTGTAAATACATTTGGGTTTGCCCCTAACACGGGTAATTGTATAACAGGTGATCCTTGTAGTTTGTGTCCTATATGTGTTGACGATATATGGTGTACGGCAGAACAAAAAGAAAATTGGTGGAATAGTGAGTATAAGGAGAAAGAAGTGTGGGGTATCGTAAAAGATTAACTACCAGGTGGAATCTAATAGCAGAAAGAAAAGCGAGAGGTTGGACTCCTGAGAAAGTAGCGGAATTAACACATTATTCATCAGGAACGATAAGAATGGCAGAGAACGGACTTCGGTATTCCGGGAGGTTATACAAGAGTGGTAAAGAGTTTTGGAATACGATGTCGGAATTGTACGATAAGCCGATAGAATACCTACGGAAACAAGGAAAGGAGATTGAAGAATGACAGATATAGAATTAGTAATTAAGATACCTAAAAGAGATTATGATTTAGCGTGTAACTATCCGGATATGTTAATTGCAACATATGCTCATTACATTAAAGATGGCATACTTTATGAGGAAAGATCACAAGATAGGATAAAAGAAATCATCGAAGAACTCGAAAGTCGTAAAGACTATGGAGTAGAATACGCACAGGCTATGGAAGATGTCATTGCTATCTTAACGGCAAAATTAAACGCAGATACGGGAGAAAGAGAATGAAACTGATAATTGATATTGACGAAGAACTTTATGAAGCATACAAAGGCAAACCGCCTATGTTAGGTGATGCAGGAATGGATATGATAGCACAAGCAATAGCCAACGGCACTCCTATTAAGACTGTTATCAATGCAGAAGAAGCAGAGGCATATCCAATAAATCAAGAAGATAAGAGCAGGATTTTGCGTGATGTTGCTAACACCAAGGATTTGCCAATATGCAAAGAGTGTAGATTTTGCAAGCATTGTATGAGGAATAAGAAATTGCCAAAAATTACTTTCGAGAAAGGGTATCCGTTCATATACTGTGCTCGACATGATGACCATTTTTCTCCTCACGACACTTGCGAATTTTTTGATAAGGAGACAGAGAATGAATCAACAGAGAGCAGATGAGATCATTCGCAAAGTGTTTTATGCGAATTTTAGAATATTCCCGACACATTGTACTGAGGAAGAAAAAGATTTTCACATCGGTAGAATGGTAGGAGAGATGCAGAAAACGCTTGAAATAGAATTGACAAAAGAGATTGATAAGGAGATAAACAATGAAGTTAATAATTGATATACCCGAAGAGGATTACAAGTTTATAAAAGACTTGCAATTTTATCATTCTGGGAGAAGAAGTGGTAAGACAATAGAGCGAAATGTGATTAACGGGATTAGGAATGGCACACCTTATGAAGAAAGACCGCAAGGAGAGTGGATAGGCGGTGAAATAGGGCATTGTTCAATTTGTGGAAGTGAAGGTTGTGCTTCAGATATATGGAATGGGTGCAAAGATGGTATGTATTGCCCTAATTGTGGTGCAGATATGAGAGGAGACAAAGAATGAATGATTTTATTGATTCCTTACTTACATTTTTACTTGGAGTATGTATTGGAGCGTTTATTGGAATGATTGCATTAGCGACATTGATGGACAAAAACTACCAAAAATTTTGCCCTCAATGTGGTCATCGTTTTAAAAATGAAGAAACCTATTGCATAAACGATGGTGCAGAATTACTAACGATAGGTAATTAAATATGGCACAGAACATTAAGGAGGCAGAGACATGACTAATCGAACAGAAGAGAAACTCAAAGATATATCGGGTATGAGCAAGGCTGTTAATGAACTCTTACATCAGGCTTGGGAAAAAGGTTATAAATACGGATTGCAGAAAGGCTATGAAAGTGGTGTGAGAGATAAGGAGGAAGAGAAATGAAAGAATCGATCATAGGAGCAATCGTAGTTGCAATAATAATTATTGTAATTTGTTTGCTTATATCTTTGCCGATAATGTGGATATGGAACGGTGTTATGCCCGTTGTATGCGGATTCCAAAAGATAAACTTCGAGCAAGCATTATGTATTGCAATTTTAGGAAGATTGATAAGCGGAGCTACTATACATAGGAAGGAAGATAAATAATGATAGGACAAAGAGAATTATTAAAGAAGATAGAAGGACAAATACAGAGAGGTAAGTTCCCCAGAGTTTCCATTTTGATTGGTGAAAAAGGTAGCGGAAGAAAAACTCTTGCTCGTAAGATAACTACTGATTTAAAGTGTGGAGGAGTATTTTTACAGGCAGCAGAAGAAATAGTGGCTTTGCCGGATGTAGGATATGATATTCACTCTGATATAGTATATATTTTCCCTGATGCTGAATTGCTATCCGGAGAATCTATAGAAATTTTATCAAAGTTAATAGTTAATATTCCTGAAAAATCATATATTATCATTACTTGTAATTCTTTAAATAATATTCCATCTGAGATAAAGAGTAATGCGGTAACTTATATGATGGAATCTTATTCGTATGAAGATAAGTGCGACTATATAAAATATATTGTAGATAAGTCAGAGGATGATATTCGATATATATTAGATGTTGCATCTAATATCGGAGAAATGAATGAGTTATGTAATCTTGATCTTGATGAATTTCGTGAGTCTGTTAAGTTTGCGTTAGAAGATATATTACAAGATAAACCCTTTAGAATATATCGAAAAATCGCTTTCCATGACGAAGATGATAAATTACCTATGTATTTATTTTGGAGAGCATTTAACTCTATTTGTGCAGATAATTTAAATGACAATCCGTTGCTCTATTGTAAATTCATTGCAGTAACGGGGGAAGCATTACAATCATCTGTTACAAATAAAATGAAAGTCTTTGATGATTGGTTAGATGCGATAAGAGATAAAATGGTATTGCAATGAATATAAATGTTTATTATAATATTTGATATAAGGAGGACTTGAATATGATTAGATAATTCCCTATGGAGATAGTGGCGTTTAGTATAAAAGCAGTACAGGGTATATAATATTATGAGGAATTATTATGGAAGTACAATGGAAACAAATCGCAGGGTTTAATTATTGTGTGTCTAATATAGGACAAGTATTTAGTATGCACACTAACAAAATGCTTAAACCTAATATAAGTAGAAATGGTTATGTGTATGTGGTGCTTTCTGATGGAGGTAAATTAACTACAAAAAAGATACATAGACTTGTGGCAGAGGCTTTTATACCTAATCCCAATAATTTACCTCAAGTCAATCATGTTGACGGTAATAAATCTAATAACGCAGCGATCAATTTAGAATGGGTAACTGCAAAAGAAAATGTAGAACATTTTTGGAATAATTTAGATAATGAAGAACATCGACAACGTAGGATAACAGGTCAACAAAGGGCTAAATTACATCGTAAAACTACTGCAAAAAGAGTAGTACGCTTAACTGATAACAAGATGTATAATAGCATACACGAAGCCGCAACTGAAAATGGTACTTCGACATCTTTAATATCCAAAGTGTGTAAAGGAAAACGCCATACAACAGCAGGTCATTCGTGGTCTTATATTGAGGCGTAGCCAAGCGGTAAGGCATCGGTCTTTGACTCCGACACTCGTAGGTTCAAATCCTGCCGCCTCAACCAAAGACTTCTGCGTATGTAGGAGTCCTCCTTATTGTCTCTTATGCGAAATTCATAGCCTGGGTGGTAGCAGACCGTGAGAGCCGGATATTAAGTTAAATATATGCCCGTAGAAATCCTGACCGAATGATATTTTCCATCCTGTGATTTACGCCATAAGAACGCTGATTTTGGGATTGTCTATGAAAGCTATTGAATAGATCGTTATTCATTTAAGAAAGGCATATTTAATAATAAATAGAGAGGTAATTAGTTATGATTATTACAACAATGAGAAGTTCAGTAGATAGAGAGGGGTGGTCACATCTTACAATAGAGGGCTTTAGTTCAAGAGAGGAAATCGTTGATGTGTATGGTAAATACCGTAGTAATATTGAAGTTTCTGTTGTCAACAAAGAGCGTAATGATGAAGTAGATGCACTCGGTTATCTTTTGGAAGCGATTAGACCTCATAAAGATGCTTCTCCTATCAAGAAGGTTATCTTTAATAATCCGGCAACTATCATTCTGTGGAAAGATGGGACAAAGACCGTAGTTAAGTGTCAAAAAGGAGATACTTACGATAAAGAAAAAGGCTTCTATATGTGTGTAGCAAAGAAGGCTTTAGGTAATAAAGGTAACTTCAATAATGAGTTCAAGAGGTGGTTAGAATGAAGAAGATACCGACATTATTTAAGCGTGAGTTTGACGAAAAGACACATAAGATTATAAATATTCTACCCGAAGTTACAGAGGGGATGGAATGGGTACTTAATGGAGAGGGTACGGCAACTGTAAAGATTGACGGCTCTTGTTGTGCAATTATCAACGGAGAGTTTTACAAGAGATATGATGCGAAAAAAGGTAAGCCTGTTCCTGACGGTGCAATAAAGTGTCAAGAAGAGGCTGACCCTATTACCGGACATTTGCCTTGTTGGGTTAAAGTTGATTCTAACGATCCTGCTGATAAATGGTTTGTAAACGCATACAATAACACTCCTTCTTATGGAGATGGCACTTATGAAGCAGTAGGTGTTCATTTTCAAGGCAATCCTTATGGATTGTCGAGTGATATTCTCGAACCTCATGGAGCAAAAGTTATTGAAGTAGAAAGAACTTTTGAAGGTATTAAGAAGTATCTTGAAGAAAATTATATTGAGGGCATTGTCTTTTGGAAAGATGGAGAGCCTAAATGCAAGATTAAGAGATCAGATTTTGGTTTCAAGTGGGGAAAGAATTGATGTCAAGAAGTAATAAAGGAAAGAAATTCGAGGATGTTATCAGAGAATCATTCCTTAAAGTTCCCGGTGTATCAATAGACAGACTTCGTGATGCACCTAAGAAATTAAAGGGAGTAGATAATCCTTCTGACTTCATCGTATATAAAAAGCCTCACGAGATATATATAGAATGTAAATCTCATAAAGGTAATACACTTCCGTTTTCTTGTATAAGAGAAGAACAGATAAAAGGTTTATCCGAGAAAGCGAAAATAGACGGAGTTAAGGCAGGAATAATTGTATGGTATATAGATCACGATTTAACTTATTGGATTCCTATTCGAGAGATTACAAGGTTAATAGCAGAAGGGAAGAAGTCGTTGAATGTAAAAGCATTTAACACATCGTTGAATCACATCTATATTCAAGGCAAGAAGAAAAGAATTTACTTTGATTATGACATGAATAAATTTTTGGAGGATTTATATGGGTGATAAAGAGATAAAACATATAGAACTATTTTACCAAGATAAAGAAGGTAGATTTAATAAGATATACGATGTGACTAATGAGATAACTGAAGCGATTTCTGATTGGAAGGTTATTGATAAATCTCAAATTATATTTCCGTTGCAGATGGAGTTTACTGCTTCATTTGTAATTGATGAAGATAGAATGAAAATGGCAAACGCAAAAGATGTTACACCTGTTACGGAGAATGAATATGATATGCCCATATAGAACAGATGAAGTTAAGAAAACAGAGAATGTGTCTTGGGGACTTCGTGAAACAATAGTAACTCGTTATTCAGATTGTGAAGGACTTGCGTGTCCGTTTTATGAGGAAACCGATGAAGATATAATCTGTAAAAGAGTTTGTGCAGAGTTAGGAGAACAATATGAGTAAACTTGATCCTGTATCATTAAATCAGATAAAAGACATTTCCAAAGATGTAGAGATAAATTCAAGTTACATAGATGATATTGTAGATGGAATTACAGAACCTTTTATGAAAGACCTGGATAAGTGCGTAAAGCGTATTCAAGAGAAGTTACAGGATAAAAAGAATCCACCAACAGATGCAGAACTTGATGAATTTTGTCTTGAACTTTCCACAACAATATATTTCGCAGGAGAAGGCTCAGAGAGAATAGGTGTAAGAGATGGAGTGGCAAAGACCACATATAAAGAAGCATATAACACTTATAGATTGGCATATAAAAAAGGTACGGCAGTAGATAAGACAAACGCAGCAGAACTGCAATCCTTAAAAGAGAGTGTAGTTAGTATGGCGTATAGTAGTGCGTATAAGAGTGCGAAATCTAAAGTTGATAACGCTATGGAGTTATTAGCAAGTATTAAGAAGGTTATTTCTCGTAGGCAGGATGAACTCAGACTTACAAGAATGTCTAATTGAGAGGTGTATATGCTAAAAGTATTGAATATTGAATGTTCTCTTCCGGCAATAGATGATACAGGAGAAACTTTGTTCAAAAGAAATCCTATTTACTACTTTACTATTGAAGCTCCGTTGTATTGGTGGCTTGATAGTGAGATTGTTTCATTAGAAAGAAGCCGTTTTTCTCTTCCGAGAGAAGGTTTTAAGTATTGTTTCGATGATTTTCAAGAAAGTTGTCCTGAAATTCAAATGACAGAGCATTATATGAGCAACAAAAAGCATACTGACAGACAACTGATACAGATAATGCCTTTAGGAACGCTCACAATGGCTGTTTTAAGGCTTCCATATCAACAGATAGTAGAATTATGCGAAAACTATTCCGAAGGCGAATACACCTATCACAGAGCGTTTAACGAGTGGGATGATGAACAAGAGTGGAAGGATTTCTGTGAAGAGTTGTTTAAGATCAAAGGTATAAATCAATTAGTAAGGAGATAATGTATGGCAGAATCATTGAGTGCAGTAATTAAATCTCTTAATAAGGATTTCAAGAATGAACTTATTATCAAAGGAGAAAATTTTGAAGATTGTGAAAAACTCCCTCTTACAAGTCCAAGATTGAATTATATTCTTCACGGTGGTATTCCGATAGGCAGACTTATCGAGTTTTATGGGGATGAAGGTGGCGGAAAATCGAGTTGCGGCTTAGATGCCGTAGGAAGATTCCAAAAAAAGAATGATGGAAGAACGGCTCTTTGGGTTGATGTAGAACAGACTTTTGACAGAGAATGGGCGGAGAAAATAGGAGTAGATGTAGATAGCCTTCTGTTGTATAAGCCTGATGAAACACAAGGAGCAGAAACTATTCTCGAATCTATACTTACTCTTGTTAAGACCGGAGAAATAGGATTTGTAGTAATCGATAGTATTGGAGCTTTGTCAAGCGAAAAGGAACTTGACGAAAAGACTACATTATCTGATAAACAATATGGTGGAATAGCTATTCCTTTAACCAAGTTTGCCAAGCAGATGATTCCGATTGCAGCGAGATATAAGTGTACTGTAATAGGTATCAATCAGGAGAGAGAACTTATAAACTCTCCTTATGGCGGTAAGAGAACTGTTGGTGGTAAAGGATGGAAGTTTGATGTTAGTTTGAGAATGAATTTCCGTAAGGGAACAAGTTTTGATTCTAATTATAAAACTGTTACCAATTCAGAAGAATCTCCTGTAGGTCATCGTGTTGAAGTTTCTATGACGAAGAGCAAGAATGGTGCAGCCGATAGACGAAACGGATTCTTTACTCTTAGATATGATGTAGGAATTGATGCTTTATATGATCTTATCGATATGGCTATTAACAAGTTTGAAATAATCGAGAAATCAGGTGCATGGTTTACTATTCCTGGAGTAGAAAAACCTATACAAGGTCAAGATAAGGTTTATAAGTATCTCGAAGAACATTCTGATATTCTCCAAAAAATACAACAACAAGTAGAAGAAAAAATCCAATAAAAAAGGGGAGTCATAAGACTCCCCCTATCTTTTTGGCATTTTAAAAATTTCAATTTCAGATTCACTATATTCGTTGAGATAGTCCTCAGCTTCACCTCTTGTTCCTCCTTGAAACTTTGGTAAACATCGATCTGAATTTTTCTGTAAATTTATAATCCGGTTAATTTGTTTTTCTGTGATAGGTAATAATCTCCAATCGTTATTCATAACAATCACCTCAATAAAAATATCATTCCGAGAAGTATCAAACAGAATAGAAGCAGGACTACTAACAATTCTATGAAACCCATTCCCTGCTTATTCATCCTCTTCCTTCTTTGCATCATGTAGTTCTACCCCGAAGTTTTTCATTTGCTCGTCAAGAACTTCTTTGATAGTTTTTATCTCTTCATATTTCTTCATAGCGTTAATGTGTCCTTCTGTAAGATAAATACTATTTGTTGCACTACCTCCGCAATCTTCTGTAACTGTTAAAACAGGTCGTATTATAGGCTTCAATGCTACGGCTCTGTTACATCCTCTCTTATCCTGCATAACAAGGGTTAAGCCACCGTCATCAAGTCTAAAATTAGATAACATATTATCGTCAAATATTGCTATATATTTCATTCTTCTTTCTCCTTGCTCCAATGCCTACACCAATACTCCATACATTGAACATAGCCGATATAGTGGTTATCAATATCACAATGACATTGGATGTTGCCTAATTCTCCTGTCCTTATATTATGTCTGCAATTACAACATACCTTGCCGTTCTCAACGCTCATTCTCTTTACCTCTCATATCTGCTCCGCAATTCGGGCAGAAATCAGATAATAATTCGATTCCATTAACAAGAACTTGTGCTGAATCGTGGCAACAGGAACATTCGTATCTATTAGGAGAGGCAATATAATTTCCTGCTTCTTCCCACGTTATCCACTCTCCTTGCGGTCTTTCTTCATAAGGTGTGCCGTTTGCGATTGCTTGTGCTATCATATCCATCCCTTCATCACCTAACCTCGGTGGTCTACCTTTGTATGCTTCATAAAGTTCTTCGTCAATATCAATTATCAGTTTCATTCTTCCACCACCTCGCTTATAATCGTAGGCTTATTTTCATTGAGATAGACTTCAATAGCACTTTTCATTTCCTCGTCACGAAGAACAAGCACTTCTTTCTCTCCTGACTTACCGCCTATATAAACAGGCTGTGTCTTAATCCACTCTGCAAAATCATTTAAGATTATTGTTATCATTTCATTCATTGTCTTTCTCCTCATCTGATTCTTCATACCCAAATTCATCAGTAATCAATACGCAAGGCGAAATGATACCAAACATGGAGTATTCATCTTCTCTCACGCAACCAACCAATCCGCAATTTCCTCCGAGGTCAGTCTTTTTTGTTAACACTTCAAATTCATCGGGAAACTCTGCTAACTTATCTCTCAATTCCTTAACTTTCATTCTCTGCCTCCATATTTGCTTCTATGATAGTATGCGTATCCTTTATTCCTTCAAGAATAAATCTTTCTCGTATAAGTGTGTACTCGTCTTGCATATGAGCATCATGCTCTATAAAGTTACTGATCCTTTGTTCCAGTTCATCTAAATCGCCAAGCCTACCGTGTATTTCTGGAAGATGTGTGCCGTTAATTATTGCTTTCGCAACTTCATCGGTGTAGATAACTGACAAACAACCATTGTTTCTCAAATACTCCATAATTTTATCGGGTATATCAATTATTATCTTCGTCATTCTCTGCCTCCTCCTTGTCTTGTGTCATTTTCGTACCACACCAATAACAATATCTTTGATACTTGATGTTCTCATTACCTGTTATTTTCGCCTTGCATACAGGACACATAAAAGTATTCTTGCCGACCATTAACCAAATACTATTCATTCTTCTTTCTCCTTTAACATTACCCAAATAACCATTGCCGTAGGACAGACATAGAACCTTGTGACCTCTGCATTTACAAATTCGTCACGGATATACATTTTTGCTTTGTACTGATTGTGATAAGGTGTGAAAGAAGCTCGTACATATTCCTTAATATTCTCGACTGATACATTGTTACAATCGTTGATAGCATCAATCTTATCAAACATATCGTCATAGCTCCTATTATCACAAATGAGAACAGGCAAATTACTTCTTGTCCACATATCCAAAAAATCACCTAATGTCATTCTCTGCCTCTCCTCTTCTTTGTCTGCACTTAAAACAAACAAACGGGGATATATTGAAACACCTCTTACATTCTCTTGTTCGTTTATCCCCAATATTTTTTTTTGTCCTTTTATTATTCATTCTCCGCCTCCTTATCTGCTTCTATAATTGTTGAAGCGTTATCAATGGCAATAACAGGAACTACTTTAATTACTCCTTCATATTCAACACCATTCCAACTGTCGTGGTCTATTGAAAATAATTTAATATAATCAGCATCTATCAATCTTCCGTGTCCTTTAGGAAGAGGTATGCCATCTTTAATGTAATGTGCATATTTTGCAATTAACACATCTGGATAGTTACACGCTAGAGCATAATCTCTTTCAGATATCTTAATCACTAAATCTATATCTGCCATATTTATTCCTCGCTTTCAGCTTCAACGATTGTCGGTACGCTTTCTATAAGATTTTTTAATACTTGTGCTATAGCGTTATCTGGCTTGTCTAAATCAAGCAATCGTTCAACCCTATCTATGTCTTTTAATCTTCCGTGCCCTTTCGGAAGCGGTGTTCCGTTTTTGATTGCATTAACCACACGATATTGAATTGTCTTACCACAACCCCTCCCACCGATTATTAGTGATTGTAAGTCCCTAATGAATTTGTAATCTTCTTCGAGAATATCAATGACCATTTTCATTCTCTTTCTCCTCATACGGCTCAATCTTCATCCATGCCTGATAGTGATTATCACGATTGCCGTCCTTCTTGTTGATGTCAATCAACCCTATCAATTCTTCAAGAGAATCAACAACCTCGAAGGTGATGAAGATATGTCCGCTCCAAGACTTATAGAAATGCTGAACAAGGTATTGTCCCTCTTCCGTAGGTTCTTCTGTGAATGGATGCCAATTCATTCTTCTTTCTCCTTCCAACTGTTGTGGCTGACATAGCACTTAATAACAGGAACATAGTATCCATTCCATTCGCCCAAGCCTCTGTGTCTCAATTCTGCCCATATAGACAGAACTTGTCCTGTCTTGAACTGTTCGATGTACTCTCTTTTGTTTTTACCAGTATCAAACAGGATTCTTCCGTCTTTAGCATCCAATGCGATTATGTCGCCTTGCAGCACCTTATCATCGGTGAATATCCCTCGTTCCTGCTTACCTAACAAATCGTTAATTATCATCCTTCTTTACCTCCAAATCAATCCACGGAGTGCCGTGTGTACTTCCGATGAAACAAATATCCAACTTCTTATCAATCTCTACGGACTTCATTCCGTACTTGTCCTCTTTCCAAGAATCGACCTCAATCTCCTGATTAAGAGTGAACTCAATCTCTGCATCATCATCGTAGTAGTTGAGATTATCTTTCAATTCCTTAACTGTCATCCTTCTTCCTCCTCGTATTCTTCTTCCGATATTTCATCTTCATCGGATATATCCTCGTCACATTCGGGACAGACCGAGTAATAGATAGGAACTATCGCTCCCCAGAACTCTTCATGTTCTTCTCTCTCCCCTGCATCATCTTCCGTGAACTTGTGTCCGCAGTTCCCACACTTGTAGTATTTCATGCGTTGATTTCCTCCTTATCCACCATCAACTTAATCTGCAAGGAGTTACAGACACCTGTAAGCCTTTCGATTATCTTATTCTTCTGCTCGATTTCCTTAACAAGCCTGTCATGCCCTTCCGTAAGAATCTGCTCCATCTCATGCAGGTCTTTGATGTCTTGGATATTACAAACAACTACTCCAATTCCAAAACCAATTACTGTACAACAAATAGCTAATACTGTCACCATATTATTACTCCTTATCTAACTTCATTCCACAGTACGGACAATACTTATATGAACATTTGTTATCTTCGGGTTTTTCTTCGTTAAATAACCACATAGGATCAACATGAAGAGCTTCCGCTATCTTTGTTATCGAAGAAAACTTTGGTGTCATTTCCCCTGATAAATACCTGGATATTGATGCTTCTGAAAGTCCGGTTCTTCTTGCAAGTCCTCTTGAATTGATTCCATTAGACATCATAGCTGCCTTTAAGTGATTCTTAAAAATAGACTTATCTTTAAATATGTTCGTTTTGTTACTCCTCTGCATAAATCTCTGCTGTTGAAACTATTATTCCCGAAGGGAAAAACATCTTCTTATGAGATGAAAACAATCTTAAACAACCACTTTTAGGCAAACAATCTAATTCCCACCCAACACGATGAACAGATTCTCTATTTTTAAGATTGAAACTTTTTCCATATCCGCCAATACCATCAAGACAAATTACATCGGAACTTCCACCACATACCCCGATAATCTTTTGTTCTTCGTTTAGGAGAATAAACTTCATGCAAAGATAACCGGAATCGTGAACATAATTCATAGGAACAATCACAACTGATGAAAAATGATCTTCTGCACTTCCGAAGTTTTCCATATTTCTTAACTCTTCAAGAGTATAATCCATAATATTTTTATCCATCTTATGTCTCCTTAAAGATAAATTTCCGTTCCTGCTGTTGTCATAACTCTTGATGGTTTTCCATTGAAGTACCCTGTGATCTTACAGTAGGATTTTACAATTCTTCTTGCGGTATCTTCCGTATAACCAAGAGAAATGAGATTTCTGTAGGATTCTTCCTTTACTATATCCAATTCAGTATTCATTTTCTTTTCTCCTTTACATATCCTGAACATCTTTTGCAATTTTCTACATTTCCACAAGCCTTATAATACTTGCAAGTTTTCTTTCCGCCTAAACCGTTCATATTCTTACCTCCAAGTTTTCTTTGTTATCACTTCCGTGTTATGCTTTTTTGATAATCATTACAAACTTGTCGTTATTTTCGAGTTCTCTGTATTTCTTTGTCAGATCATTAAGTTCTTTCATTGTTCTTACGATAATTCTCTCGTTTGCCATAGCCTTATACCTCTTTAAATCGAGTAGCACTTTTCAGCTACATATTCCGTATTACCGATGATTCCTGAATATCCTGCCCTGCATCTATGCAACTTACCGCCTACAAACTTCTCGACTTCCTTCATTCCTTTACAGTAAACTCTTTCTGCGTTTACATACGCTTCGTTATATTCGTGGAAAGTCATCATCTTTCCAGGTTCAAATTTAATCTTCCTTACTACATATACATTCATTTCCTTAAACCTCCTTAATAGTATAAGAATCAGACATTCTTCCAAGTGCTATCTTTGCTCCTGTGAAAGACTTATATCTTCTCTTTTCCGTCTTTAATCCGAAGTTCATAGTTAATGTAGTTCTTCCGTCATTGTGTACTATGAGCGTTCCGTAATCTCCGTAAAATCCCTCGTATGTATATTTCTTCATGTTCTTGCCTCCTGCTTCCTGTAGTTAATAATCTTCTTAATCTCTTCATCGGGTATCTGAGGAACAACTGTTTCCTGTAACTCTACCTGATCTGCAAACTGAATCAATGCTCTTCCGTACTGTGGTAAATCTTCACATCCTGCTTGACCTATAATATTTCTCGAATCCTGACGACTTCTTGTATGAAGTCCTACGATGATTCCAAAGTTTACCTTTATCCTTGTAGGGATAACTTCTGCCAAAGGGCATTGTGTAGCACAAATCAACTGAACATTAGCAGCTCTTCCAATCTGTGCGATTCTCTGAATGTAATCTGCGGATTTTCTGCTCAACATCATCAAATCTGCCATTTCATCGATGAAAATATGAATCTTAGTTCCGGAATACATTCTCTCATCTCTTGCTTCCATTTCCTGAAATCTCTTTTCGATAGTAAGAACACATCTTCTCAAAAGAGATTCTATTTCTGTTGTGGTTACTCCACATCCTATGCAATGTGGCATTGTCTTATATCTTGATAACTCTACTCTCTTCGGGTCAATCAATACCATCGCATGATCCGCAGGAGACTTATAAAGAATAGAGTTAATCATTCCATTCTCGAATACAGACTTTCCACTTCCGGTCATTCCTGCAATTAAGATATGCTGATGCTTGAAAACCAAATCGTTGTAGAACGGATGAGTTAATCCTGTAAATCCTGCCATTGTATTGTCCTCCTTGTTAATGTTGGTAGTTGCTATAATTATTATAATAAATGTTTTGCGTTTAGTCAATTATTTTTCCGTTATCGTCAAACTTTGCTCCACGCAACTTCAATTCATTCTTGCTTAGTAGTTCTCTGTTGAAGGAAAAATCCTTCTTGCCTTCTGCCTTCCATTCCATAGCCTTCTTGAGGTTAGTAAATCTTACAAACTCGTGATACCAAATTCCATTGCCGTTGTAATGACTTCTATCACCGTAAATAACTCCGTTCCTTTTGAAGTATGTATCAGGTAGCATTTTCTTAAACCTCCATAGTGTAGTTATCCAACATATCAAGTAAAAACTCTATTACATGAACCGGACTATTCTGTATAGCTTCCAAAGTGTTATCGAATGTACTATCTTCATCGTAAGGATCGCTATACTCAAAAACTCTATTTGCTAACTCTTCTTGTAATAGGTCTTTCGTCAAGATCGTTCCTTTCGATTGAAATAGTGTAGTAGTAATTCATATTAGTAAACCTCTTTAATTTCCGCTCCAGGTGCATATATCAAACATCCGAACATTCCGGCTCGATAAATTTTAATTGTCTTTCCCTTTGCTGCTCGAATATACAACTGACATTTTTGATCGTCATATATCTTTAACCAATAAGCAAATTCCTGTTCAAGTCTGTAATGTGTAGGAATTTCAATTTCTTCATTTACAAAATAAGCTGTATAAACTCCGTCACTTCCGAAAGATATTGAATCTGTCTTAAGACCTTTCTCACCCATTCCAACTGTAATAACAGTTCCGATGTCGGAAATTCCGATATAAACCTTTTCAAAATCGTGGTAGTTTTTCATTGTTAAGTCCTCCTTAGTAGTGTTATAAACATTATAATAAATGTTTTATCGATAAACAACACAAAGTTTCCGTAATCAAATTGTGTAGTTTGTATAATTGCCGTATAGCCGTTACATCAGCTTGTTGATTATCTTCTTACGGGTAGTACAAGAGCGTGTCGATCTTCGATTCCGTCAAAGATAACAGGACCGTTTGGTTGATTAGTATTAATCTTGATTTCCGTAGCCTCTGTGAAGTCAATACAAGCCTTTAGATAATCCGCATTAAAGTCTCTGTCATATCCGTTTCCATGAAGTGTAAAGATTTTTCTGTCAGTTCTTCCTGTCTTTGTTTTCAAAGTAGTAATTAGTTCCTCTTTCATTTCCTTTGTTATCGGGATTGTTACATTCATTCTTCCGTAATTTTCCAAAAGTGTTTTCCACTTAAGAGTGCAGTATTCTTCTGCTTCACCAAAACCAAAGTCAACAGGACTCCAAGCAAGTTTAAATCCGTCACAATATCCATAATATTTAATTCCGTTAATTTCCTGGATGTTAGCTTTTTTCAAAGTCGGGCGGTAATCATCTTTTCCTAAAAACTTTTTTACCGCGTTCCTTGTTACGGGTTTTCTTCCTGCTGCCTTTTCGCTTTCCTTTGCTATTTCTTCGTTTACCATTCCGAGCAATTCCGTATAAACGGGTTCCATAATAAGTCTCTTGTTTTCCGTAATAAGTCTGTAGAGCTTTGTAGTGTTCATTGTTTAGTCCTCCATTTTTGATAATTCTTTAGTAAACTTTTCCAACATTTCATACCATGAATAACCGTTGTAACATTTCCAATGATACGGCAAGTATGATGTTAAAACTGTTCCCGTACTATTACTTGATACTTCGATATTATATCCGTTGTGTTCGATCCATTTACTCATATATTCGCACCTCTTAAAATAGTTTCAATTTGATAAACAGTTCCGCACATAATGATTTCTGTTTCCTGGGTTATCCTATCGGCTGCGACAATTCCGGAAAGAGCTTTCCTTACTTGCTCTGATAATTCCATTCTTTTATCGATAGGCAGTTCATATCCGTAAACATTTGTGGTAGTCATAGTTATTTCCTCCTATGCGTATATATTCCATACATTAGAATCTAAAAAGTTATCAATTTCTGTTACCGTTTCAGGTGTACAATAAACCCCGATATAATAACCCCTGTCGTAATATTCCGAAGAATTAAAAGTGATATAATTCTTCCGTAAATAGTCAATTAACATTTCCTTAGCGTAATAATCCTTAATAACGATGTTATAGTTTTTCATAATTAACCCCCTTTTTAGTTATAGAACATAGGTTCATACACTCTGTTATCATTGCTATCACAAATTGACGGTAACCAAGAGAAGAATCTTAGCTTTAAACCATAAGGCTTTAAAACCTTGTTAAGTCTGATAACCCATCTATCTTCTTTATCATGCAACTGTATTGTGTACGGTCTATCATGCAAATAAGCGTCGTTGTCTCTATATAACAGAGTTGTTGACAGACCACACAAGCGATAATAACTATTGATAATATAATTTGCCTTGTGCCAATCGTTAATATAGTTATTGTCGAATCTCTCAAGAACTTTTAATCTGTAGTTAGAAATAGTTGTCATAGTATTAAACCCCCTTTGTAATAATGCTTAATGCCTTGTTAAATGTAGATGTGATGTAAACGGGCTTGTTAGCCTTAAAGATAAAGTAATAGTTGTTTGACTTTGTAATAGTGTACATAATTAAACCCCCTTTTAAATATAAATTCTTAATGTATCATCAAAGCACTTGCAAATAATAAACTCTTTGTATATCAACTCTTTATTTGTTCGTACATCGAATATATCACCCGTTAAAATTATTTCACCCGTAGCAAAATCTAAAATCATACATTTTTGAGTATCACCGAAACATTGAATTATTTGCCCTATGTATATCATTTTTAAACCCCTTTCATTTTGTGTGTTTCTCTTTGTTTCTATGGCTTTAGTATATACCCCATAAACAAACTATTATATTGACAAAAACACCAAAAATAATGTATTTCTATTGTGCAATATACACAATAAATGGGTTATGCTATATTATTATAATAATATATAAGTAAATACAATTAAAACCATCTAAAATGCCCTTAGAATAGCACCAAACAAACAGATAATAAAAATATAAGGGTGATAACCGCAACCGCCTTAAAAAGCCCCTCAACGCCTTTAAATTGCATCAGATCTCAACCCCACACCCACGGGCAAACATCGCCCAGGGTAGAGGACAGCCGGGGGTAGGGAAACCCCAAATTTGAAATGCAGGAAAAACTAATAAAGTACGCGGCTTGTAACGGGAAGAGAGATGAAGAGGGAGAATGTAAACCTGGGTAAAAGAGTGTTTTATAACGCTTAGTTTATGACCTTGGAAAGCAAGTAATTTCAAGGGTTTCGCTGATTTCAGATTTGAAAATTCATGGTTTATAGGGATGAACCTTAATAGGTAAAGAATAATAAAGGATTTGACGGGAAGGGTAAAGATTTGATATAGTTGGGGTAGCAGAAGAGAGTAGTCTGTATCGAGGGCTTCCGAATTGCTCGAATGGGTTAGTAGGAGAGAGTGAGTGATTAACAGTATTCTTGGAAGCGGAAGAGGTGCGATATATGGAAGATCAGACATTAGCAAGTGAGATGCTGTCAGAGATTAAGGTGCAAAACAAAAGGTTGTTTAAAGCATTAGTAATCGTGATAGTATTTTGGTTTGTAACTATTGGTGTTCTTCTTGGAGCCTTCTTTTGGTATTTCTCTTTACCCATTGAAGAAACTACTGTTGAACAAGCTGTTGAAGGAGATGCTAATAGTATGATTGGCATAGGAGATAGTTATGGCGAGTACACAGAGGGTTACGAGGAGACGCAGAGCAGTTCGGGTTCGTAGAAGTTCTCGTGGAAGAAGGAAGTAAGGATGGCTGCCGGAGGTCAAACACGACAGATTCAGACTTTGCAGAAAGCTCTTCTCGCTCAAGGTGAGATGGTTATTATTAATACGCAGGAATTTTATAGCGTAGATAAGCATAAGTTCGTTAAGAAGTATCATATCAAGAAGCAGATTCAAGACCCGGATAATAAGAATAAGTCCTCTATGGTAGAGTTGTTTTCTTCCTGTGCTCAGATTCAGGTGCTATTGTTCTTGCGTGACTTGTTTTATGAAAAGACAGGTCAGGAGATACCTCACGATAATCCTATTTGGGAAGAAGCTAAGAGAAAGTATTACGAGGAGCATGGTTGATTATGGGTAAAAGAGGTATGAAGAAGGGTAGTGAGCTTGATCTTTCTATCAGAGAGCAAAAGTTCGTTGCTTATTATATAGAGTTTGGTGATGCACAAAAGGCTGTTAAGGAAGCAGGATATAATACTACTTCCCCTTTGGCTTATTCAAGGAAGCTCCTGGCTAAACCTAAGATTCAAAAAGAGTTGCATGACCAAATGGAGCTTCTTAAGAATGATTGTATAGCTTCTGCTAATGAGATTATGAATTTCTATACACAGGCTATGCGTGGCGAGGTTAAGGATCAGTTCGGTCTTGAAGCGTCTCTTGCTGATAGAATGAAGGCTGCCGATGCTTTGGCTAAGAGACAGATTGATATGAAGGCTATCGCTGATAGAGCTAAGGATAATGAGATTACTCTTAATCTTGTTTGGGATAGGAGTAATAGTAGGATTGTTCCTGATATTCCTGCTCACAATGATGACGATGACTTGTTTAGTGAGGAGTAATTATGGCAATTACACCGTCTAAGTATATTAGGATTGATGGAGTTGAATACCCTGTTCATATAGTACAACCTATTAAGCGTAAGGGTGATGTTCTTGACTTGACGGCTAATCGTACTGCTGACGGTATTCTGCATCGTGAAATTATAGGTACTTTCTATAATTATTCCTTAAATGTCGAAGCCGGACCTAATAAGCAAGCATATAATGACTTTTGGTGGGTTGTTACTGCTCCTACTAATCACATGGTTATTCTTCCTTATGATACTGAGGAGATTGAAGCATATTTTGGCTCTTGCCAAGATGATATAGACTTTGTAAACGAGGATGGTAAACGAGTAAGTGGTTTTTCCTGTAATATGGTAGCTGTCCGCCCTGCAAGGACACCTGCTACAGAAGGAACTCCTTCTACTCAGTAATACTAAACCAAAAGTTAAGTTATGCTGAACTTAAATGTAAAATTACAAGATTGTATAATCCCGATGTATGATAATGTCCTTGATGACATCTTGAGACATAATCATGTTCATTACACATTTCCTGGTGGAAGAGGTAGTACAAAGTCGTCTTTTGTCGGCATTGTTATACCTCTTCTTGTTGTAAGTAACCCTTTAGTCCATGCAGCTTGCTTTCGTAAGATAGGAAATACCATTCAAAACAGTATTCGATCTCAAGTTGAATGGGGAATTTATAAGTTAGGACTTCAAGATTACTTCTTGATACCTAAAGCGTATCAAAATCCTATTGTTTTTAAGCCTACAGGACAGAAAATTTACTTTTTAGGACTTGATAATCCGCAAAAAGTTAAGTCTATCAAGCCTACTTTCGGGTATATAGGTATTACATGGTTCGAGGAGCTTGACCAATTCTCAGGAGAAAATGAGATTCGTTCTGTTATTCAATCAACGATGCGTGGAGGGGACAAATATTGGGACTTTAGAACATTTAACCCTCCGATTTCAAAGAATAATTGGGCGAATGTTTACGCTGATAAAGCAGAAACAAGAAACAGAACTCTTGTAGTTCGTAATACATACCTCGATGTACCCCCTGAATGGCTTGGAAACGAGTTTATAGAGGAAGCAGAGGACTTAAAAGAGGTTAATCCTCGTGCTTATGAGCATGAATATATGGGTGTTGCTACTGGTACAGGCGGAGATGTATTTGAAAACGCTTGTGAAATGGATATGTCAGTACCTACTCCTATATATGATAACAGAGGTAACTTTATCGAAAATGTACCGTTATGGCAGACTTTTGACCATATTTATAACGGTATTGACTGGGGTTTTGCGAGAGACCCGTTCAGATTTGTCCGTTGCCATTTTGATGCAAAGAAGTTGGATTTGTATATCTTTGACGAGTTTACTTCGTATAAGACGAGAAATGAAGATAATTTTAGACGCTTGTATGACGAAGAAAAGAAGATCAAGAGAGATGAACTTGTTATCGCTGATAGTGCAGAAGAAAAATCAGTTGCAGACTTTAGAGCTTACGGTGCTTTTATAAGACCTGCTAAGAAGGGACCTGATTCTGTTCGTTATGGAATCAAGTGGCTTCAAGGTTTAAGACACATATACATAGATAAGAAGCGTTGTCCTGAAACATACTACGAATTTGTTAATTATGAGTATGAAAGAGATAGGGATGGTAACTTTATAAGTGCTTATCCTGATGCTGATAACCACAGTGTAGATGCAGTACGCTATGCACTCGAAAATTATTGTAATCGTAGAGGTAATTGATTTTGTTGAGGTTGAGTGTTATGATGTTTGCGTTACGATACACAAATGAAAGGAAGTAAAACGAATGAGTGTAACGCAGTATTTTGACGGAATCAAATTTACATTAGATGAACAGACGGGATATTATAAGCATATAACCACTTTTATGCACCGTTATGTTTGGGAATTTTATAATGGCAAGATACCGGATGGTTATGAAATACATCATAAAGACTTGAATCGCAATAACAACGACATAAGCAATTTGGAGTGCTTATCAAAATCCGATCATAGGAAACTTCACGCTGATTTATTAACCGATGAACAACGGGAGTGGAAAAGGGATAACTTAAATAATACTGCTCGACCTAAAGCTATAGAATGGCATAAATCGGAAGATGGTAAGGAATGGCATAGCGAACACATCAAAAAGCAAAGAGAATCAGGAGATTTTAAAAAAGAACTTACTTGTACTAATTGTGGTAAGGTATATATAGGAGAAAACCACGGAGAAACTTGTTTT